CCCGCTTGATGTTTTTCAAAATCTGCCCCTAAACGATAGGGCATACCAATAAGTTGATCTGGCCTCAACGACTCTGAATAGTTCCTGTTACCGGTAGATGTCCGACTTGCCTAGAGGTCAAAACTCGATTCGGGCAGTCAGCACCAACCGCATCTATCGCACTACTTAAGAGTATTTCGATAGTTACAGGGTCATAACTTAAAGAAGCAGCTAACCATGTTTCAGAAGTTATTAGCTTGCTTGGTGCAAAATCAGCAGTCATTAAATATGTATCTACTTGAATGTGATATTTGTTATCAACCGCTGCCTTTGCGTAACTCATACTGATCGCGTTATTCGCCAAAATAAGCGTTGACTCCATATTGTCACCACTTAAATTTCTAGCTGCCCCCTGATAATTAAAACTTAGATATTGATGATTAATACCATCTAAAACAACAGGCTCATCATATTTACCATTCTGAAAACGATTAGGAGTTAGCCCAACTGGATCACCACCACTCGCAGTCGTGATATGAATGAAGTTCGCTAAAGCAATGATGCTCATAAACCTAACCTTGCTCTCTGGCTACGTGAGTTTTTTAGATCTTTCATTGTGTTAGCTCTACCTGCTGATGCACCGGCCATTGCTGCACTATTAATAATCTGTGGAACAGCCGAGCGAGGTACATATTCATCGCCATTGAAGTTAAGAGTAGGACCGGTGTAATTAACTGTTACTTCCCCAGACCCTCCACCTGAACCGCCTGAATTACCAACACCGCCG